GAGAATCGTTTTCTTGAATTGCGTTTTCGAGATTCGCTACTTGATCGTTATTAGGGAACAGCTTTGTTAAAATGCTCATGGGTGATTTATTCCCTTTTTCGTCTACAATGTCAAGCACGGCTGTTAGGTTGTTAGATACGTTTAGTTTTTTCTCTGCTATTTCATCGGCAAATCCATTATCTACGGTTGTTTTAGCGTCCATCCAAGTTTCTTTTTTCATCATAGCTCGGATATCCTCAACTGGCTTTTTAGTGCGTGAGGAATAGATATTAGCGATATCTGAACTGATCGAATCTAGAAGGTCAGCTTGTTTCCGCATCTGGTCGGCATTGCCAGAGAACCCGCTGGATGCGTCATGGATCATCATGCGACCATGTGGAACTATTGATACTTTGTTACACGCCATACAGATGACGCTAGCCATCGATGCAGCCATGCCAGTAATAGTTGCGTTGACGACAACACCACGATCTTGCAGGCTTTTGATTTCTTGATAAACTGTATAGCCATCAAAAACGCTACCGCCTGGGGAGTTGATTTCGATATCTAAAACATCAACGGCGTTTTTCGCTACGTTCATGATTTCGCCAAAATCCGCACCATCCGCGACTGCCTTAGCTCCGAATAGTTTGCTAATCTCATCAATCATTCGACCAATGGATTCACGGGTTACAACTTCATTTAGTTTAACCTTGCCTTGCTTATTTTCTACTTGAATCGTTTTCATCATCTAATTCTTCTTTTGGGTTTTTGTTTGATTCTGATTGATCGCCCATTTCGTTAGGAGTCATCATGAACATCTCTCGATCTTCAATTTCAATCTCCATACCGTATTTAGTCGATGCTTCTTGAGCTACTTTTGCTGCGATTGCTTTACGCTCCGCTACCGACCAAGCCCGTTTCATGTAGAAATCATCTTGGCGTAATCCGCGAGCCTCTAAAACCTCGTCTAGGTTGCGTGATCCCGTGCGTAACTCTTCTAGTTCCATCTTGGATTCTCTACCATCATCTACCGATAATCTAGGCGGTTTTGAGAAATCCCAAAGAGTCGGAGCGGATAGTTTCGGAACTCGTCCTTGTTCGGCAAATACTGAATAAGCCCACGTTAAAGCTCTTCTAGCCGCATACCATAGTTGACCTTGGCGTTTGGTTACGAAACGGCGGCATTTAACAATCTCGCCCCGCTCCGATGTGCCTTGTCCTGTTGATTTCCAAACGGAATAAGACCAAACTGGTATAATTGCATCACGAGCAATTCGATCTTGGAATGACTCCCAGATTTCGCCAGGGTTGTCATGTTTGATCTGCTCGATCTTCTCGTTACCCTCCGATGACATATAATAAACGCCGCCAGGGAATGATTGTTGGGTAAATCCTGTATTGCCAGCCGTGTTTTCTAGTAGTGATGTGCGAGGGTCATCTAGGTCTGGTGAACCGTTCTGATTGAATACGGTTAAATGCAGTCTTGAAATAATCTGCTGTCTTACTCGCTCATCCTCTAAGGATAGCAACGACATTTTCAGAGATTCTAAAGCATGGGTAAATGCTGGGTAACCTCGTCCTTGGTCGCAATGCGTGGGGTCAAATATATGAATTACATCCGTTGCAGGAATTGTTACCATATCCTCTTTGCCGTCCTTACCTACGTTAAACTGATAAGCTGCTGGTCTGCCAGATGAATAATAAATAACACCATCACAAATGCGATAACCCCGATATTTACCTTCTTTGACTACTGTGTCGCTACCAGAATAACAACGATGCGAAGGAATCATTTGGATTCTAGGGAAATTATCATCGCCCTTAACCATTAGCCAGAATACGTCTCCAGCGCGGTCAATTTCTACGCTGGTTAGTTCCAACATTTTCCACCAATCGAAAATACCCCCACGGATATCCGCTTGTGGTAACCAAATATCATGCATGAACTTTGCTACTTTATCGCCCTTTTCTTTATCCTGTCCGATATAACTAGGTAACCATGCCTCGCCTACCGAGTAATCCGCTTTCTGCAAAATACAAGCCCTCGGAACTCCCATATTGATAAATAACCGATTGGATAAACTAGCCAATGCCTTACGGTCACTAGATGGGATAAGCCGCTCGATATCATCGTTTCTAACTGCGAATTGAGAACCGCGTCTAGGGTTGTATTCAGCCGCATGAGCGACCTTCCAAGGTTGTCCGTATTGGTCAAGTATCATAGCTTAGAATGTGGATATCTGTGTCGAACTTAAAGTCGTGCAGTTATCAACGCAGTTAATAACCCATCTTAAAAGTTGCAATCGCTGACCCTGAGTCATGCTATGTTTTGTATTAAAGGTCTGCCCGTTAACCGTAGCAGATGTAACTTGAGCCGATGCGTTCTGATCGGTTGCAATAGCCAATGCTAGCGTTTTAGCCTCTTGACGTATCTTCGCGACTGCTCGCGGATCATCCTTAATCGCTAAATAAATTGCATTTCCGTTTGCCGCCAAGCTCATGGCATATCATTGCGTTCTATTGCTGGCAATGTCAATCCTAACTGTTAGAGATCGCTTTCTGTTACTTCAAACGCTAATGCCGCTGCTACTGCGTAAACTAGGCAGTCAAATAAATGGTTAGGTTTACCACCAGGTCTAATCCACCTTGATTTTTCTTCCCCAGTTTCTGGATTCTTCTCAACTATCCGCCGCTCACATCTCATATGGTTTTCAAATGGCTTGGACAAGTCATCTGGAAATTCAATCTGGTTGCCGCTTTTCATCATCCTAGCTAAAACGTCTTTAACTGGATTTGATGCCAAGAACATAAACTTAGCTATGCCGCCCGACTTGGAACTAGCCCTTTTAATTTTAGAGAAAAGTTTCTCAACTGTTTTGCCTTGTGCGTTGGTATGTAAAAAGAAGTTTTTATTACCCTCTCCTTTGATGCCCGTCCATCCGTGCATAACGCAAAGGTCTAGAATTCTATCCTGTTCAAATCCAATATCGATGAATGTTAACGAGCGTTTAACTTGGTATCTATCGCATATCTCTAAAATCCTTTCCTCCCTGCCGCTATCACTAGGAATATAGCCCTCCCATAAGACCTTACAGAATCCGCCTTTAGCCCATGCCGTAATGAGCATCCAGTAATGGTCTCCTCCAGCGTCAATAGTAGCGAATCGATGTATCTCATTCTCGATCTTAACGCCGCCCTCGTATTCCAACTTGGTAAATCCACCGCGTTCTACGATGATCTCAGCATCCGCCATATCCTCGCCCCAGAACTTAGCACGTCTTTTCTGCGTCCATTGTCTAAGCCTATCCGTTACGCCACGCTTGGCTAGTTTTGTAGCCTCTAAGAACTCTTTAACCTCTTCCCGCCAAGGAATCCACCAAACCGCTAAGGAATCGACCCGAAAACCCCTAACTGATTCGTGATGGGCGGGGTTGGTCGTAATATAGCCATTACCACCATTAGTCATATTTGAATCGGTTAGTTTACGCCTAGTTTGCACATCATCGGAATACTCCAAATCACAAGCTCGGCATTTCATTCGGCAGGTTCTGGAACTAGCCTCTACGTCTACCTGTCCTTCGCTAGTTGTTATCATTTCAAACTTAATACCTTCAAACTCAAACGGTTGCTGTTCTCCGCAATCGCATTTCCAGCTAAAGAAAGCCATATCGGATTTCTGCCATTCAACATCAAATGCCGAATCAGCATAGCCTCCCTGCGATACGAGATAAACCTTCCTATTCCAGCGGTTGTGATGCCTAGCTAAGAACTCGCGGATTAACTCATCTTGCCATTCCCATACCTCATCCCCGTAAAGCCATCTAACCGACTTCTCTTGGAAGTTAGCCAAGTTAGCCCCGCCTAGAATCAAAGGCATATGCGGAAAGATAATTTCCAACTTGCGGCTAGCGTGTCGGTCTTTGGGGAATAGGTCTTTAACGTGTTGCGATGACATCAAAGCTGGTTTAAGCCTAGTCTCACCCCAGAACTTAGCTGATTCGTTCGTTTGCGATGCGTATAGAAACGCTCAAGGATTCTCCGAAACTACATAAGGTATCAAAGCCTCTGCCATAGTTGACTTACCAGATCCAGTTGGGGCTACAATAACCACCTGCCTAGTATCAAAGTCTCCAGCACATTCCAAAGGTGCTTTCCACCACGGCGTTTGCTCTGGGTCAAATCTAGTTGACCTTTCGCTGTTTGAAATCTTGACGTTTAACGCAGCCCATTCCCACGGCTTTAGATCCGTAGGCGGTCTAAACCCCTGCCTAGCTCCAGTTATTAGCTCAGATATCGCTCGTTCGTTCACTCAATCTCCTCGTCCGTGGCAAGTTGTTTTTGAGCATAAATCTCATCCATTCCCTCACTTAGTTTCTGAAGAATATCGATAACCGTTTCTCTAATTACCCCGTGTATCTTCGGTTCTGGTAATCCTGCAATCAACGGCGGCAAGTCGGATGTCATTTTAAGAAACTCAGCACGAGCTGCACTAACTATCCTCGTTACAGCCTCTTTAGCGTCTCCAATACTAATCAATTCACCAGCCCGTTGTGCTAGTTCTAGCTTTTTAATGGCTACCTCAACCTCGATTTTCTGGCATTGGAGCGTTTCCTTGTCGGCTCGCGGCTTTAAATGGTTGAATCCTGCGTCTGGATTAGATGCAAACCATGCCCTCCAAGCCTCTAAATCTTCCTTGCCATCAATCTTATCTGGCACATCCCTGCCCGTTTTACGCCATTCATGGATGGTTTTTTTGTTCAAACCGAATAATTGGGCGAGATGGGTCACGGTAACTAGCCCGTCATCTGGAGTCGGTTGCTTGGGGTAATTGGGATTAACTGGCTTCATTTTAGGTCATGTTACGGTTACACTAACGCAAATTAGTTGCATAAAGAAAGCACGGGGGACTGTG